AGCGCACACCGCGTATGGTCCTGGCGAACTGACGGCATCCACGCCAGCGATGACGCCGCTTATGCTGGATGCCACTTCTGGCAAGCTAACAATCTGGGATGGTGCTCATGCTGGCGCAGCAACGGGCATTCTGGCGGTAACAGCTGACCAGAAAAGCCCAGAACTGGCTTATTACAAATCCGGCTCTTTCCGCATTGAAGATGTGCTCTGGCCATCAGATGTCACCGACGAAAATATCAAACGTAACGCGTTCGCCGGTACAGCGATCAGCATTGTTTAATCCAAAGTTTCACTAATCACATCATTAATAAAAGCCGCCTGTGCGGCTTTTTTTACGGGAAAAATCTATGTCCGTTTACACTACTGCCAAGTTGCTGGCGGTCAATGAGAAGAAATTCAAATTCGATCCGCTCTTCCTGCGCATCTTTTTCCGCGAAACCTATCCCTTCAGTACAGAGAAGGTCTACCTGTCGCAAATTCCTGGTCTGGTCAATATGGCGCTGTACGTTTCGCCGATTGTCTCCGGCAAGGTGATCCGTTCCCGTGGCGGCAGCACGTCTGAATTTACACCGGGGTATGTGAAGCCAAAACACGAAGTGAATCCGCTGATGACCCTCCGCCGCCTGCCTGATGAAGATCCACAGAATCTGGCCGACCCTGCCTATCGCCGTCGTCGCATCATTCTTCAGAACATGAAAGATGAAGAGTTGGCGATTGCTCAGGTGGAAGAGAAGCAAGCAATTGAAGCTGTGCTCTATGGGAAATACACCATGAGCGGAGAAGCATTTGAGCCAGTAGAAGTCGATATGGGCCGTAGTTCTGGCAACAATATCATTCAGGCAGGGGCGGCAGCATGGTCCAGCCG